AGTGTCCCAATACGACTCAATTAGTTTTTGCTCGTGCGGCGTTATGTCAAACGCCCGGTAAAACGATAATCGAGTAGCATCGGTTGGCTCAACACACCTGGTGGATAAACCTGCAGCTAGGTAATCCATACCAGTGTGGAGCTCTCCTGATTTCTCAGATCCGAACTTACCTAACATAGCATAAAACCTCCAAAATATTGGAAGGTTGCCTGCTAAGGCAAGTCCGCACCCAGATATAGCAATGCATTTCTCCTGCCACTCCCGCTCCGTTCTGAACATTTTCACCTGACATAAGTCTTTCTCAAGTACCATCCGTGGGTCACGACACATAACCCATTGGGTACCGTCATAGATCGGTGAAGATTGACAGAACGAAACACGCTCAAAAACGTCGGTTACTTGTTCAATCTTCAATTTGAACCCCAACGATTTGAACCAGGACTGGATAGAAGCTTTAATGCTATTTACCAGGTCACGCTCCACTAGTAGCACGCAATCGTCTCCGTCGTCGAAGATGCGCCACAGATCCTCTGAGTATCGTTCCATAAAACTCACAAGGACTGCTACCATCAGGATGACATTGCCCAACGCTGTGGACATATCACCGCTCATCCTTCTGCCTTCAACATTATACTTCACACTGCCATCCCTACAACGAGCAAAACCAATGTTATTCCTCATCATAGCTAGCTTTCGGTGAAATTCTTTGCTGGCAGGGAAGAACCACTCGTAAATCGAATGCTCAAACTCAAGAGCTTCCTTCGACACGTGTTGGTCAAACCTGCTGACATCAAGAACAACGGCCACTGGGTTTCTAAGGGCGTCCCAGTGCTCCCGAAGGGCGACTCCGCGTTGCTGCGCGTTGAGACCCTTTGCTACTACTACTCCTCCATACATTTCATTCAAGGCCTTGTAGACCTGTCTCTCGATCGGCTTAATATATCTTCCAATCCAGCAGTTAAATCGTCTATCTCGTGGTTGGATACAGCGCGGAGCCTTGTCCGCTGGCTTGTTAATCCACTCAGGTTTGACGAAGGTATTGACGAAGCTAAAATGTCGCTTAAAGCCCCCAGTTAAAAGCGATTCGATGGCTTGTTCATTAAGCTCTCTCTTCCGGCCCGAGTATTCTTGTAGGAATTCTCCATACTCAAGACGGGCGGTGCGATAAGACAGCTTGAACAAACGGTCACGAAACAAGCGACATGTAGCTCCGAAATCCCTGGTTGGTTGCCAGGGCTCATGGAACACACCTTCAGTTTCTACATAGAAGATGCGTTCCAATATACCTCGAACGGTGTTCGTGTAACTACTATTATGGACGCCAAGGTGCAGGGATCTTCCGGAGCCGATCAACCTCCCCGCACAGCGTTTGTGAGGTTTACCCGCTATCGATTCCAACTTCAAGCGCTTTGATTGCGTTAGTCTCCTGATGAGATTATCTGGAACTCGCGTGACTGTATCAAAGCCAAGAATCGATGTCGGGCACCTTCACGTGGATGCGTGGGAGTTTTCCTGGAGCCGGTCCAGGAAAACTTCCCCTTCATATCCGTACATTGCAGTGATCTCTTCATCACTGCGAATGAACGACATGGTAACGGCGAGATCGATGTACCTCGCAATGTCAGCATTGCGCAGGGTCGTCTCCTTCATCTTGCGGTACAGGTAATCACGAACAGCCATTTTATTGACTTTCGTGGGGTCCTGTACCCCGAAGCGAGCTTTTGCGGTGACTGCAAAGTGGTGTACAAACCTTGGCACGCGCCTGTACCCAGGTTTCTCCACTTTATCAACGTCATACATGTTCAGTATGAATTGATCAGACAAGTCATCAAAAGCTCGTCTCGCCCGGACACGCCTTGTGAACCTGCGACTACGTGCAACGACAATCGCCCAAATAACGGGCAAGATCGCAGCAAACGGTGTGATTATAAAAAACATAATACACACCAGCCACACGGACACATGGGTGCACCAGCCATACCCTGCCTTCTCCACAATTCTGCCCAGTTCGAACCCATCACGGTCACACGTGTGGTTCCCAACTGCACCGCAGTACAGGCATGGCATCTCAATAACGACGTCAGCCGACTCTGTTGCATCTGTTTCCTCAGATGCACAGGGCGCAAGATCACAGGCTGTCGCCGCTGGGACACTATTGAATTGTCCCACGTTATTTCCGTTCCTCGGTTGCGTATTTAAACGCGGCATGCGAGG